CCAAAACCGCGACCCTGTTCGCCGCCGCCTGCCAGACCGCAGCCGTGATCGCCAACCGGCCAGCGGACGAGGAAGAAGCGCTTGAATCCTACGGTAAGAATCTGGGCATTGCGTTTCAACTTGTGGATGACGCGCTGGATTATTCCGCCAGGCAGGCCAGCTTTGGCAAAACCGTCGGCGATGATTTCCGCGAAGGTAAAATCACTCTGCCCGTAGTTTTGTCATTCCGGCGCGGCAATGACATTGAACGCGCTTTCTGGCGCCGCGTCATGGAAGACGGCCAGCAAAATGCCGATGATCTGGCTATGGCCGTCCAATTGATGAGCCGCCACGGTGCGTTAAGCGATACGATCGAGCGCGCCCGCCACTATGGCGACATGGCCCGTGACGCCCTGGCGATTTTCCCGGAATCAGCAGAAAAAACCTGTCTTTCGGGAATTGTCGATTTTTGCGTCAGTCGCGCCCACTGAGCTGACAGTTCCAGGAGCTAGGCCACCTTCGCTTTGCTCCGGCTTCGTGAGCCGCATCCTTCGGCCTAGCGGTCCGGAAGGCGCTTCCTCCTTCGCTCGCTGCGCGAGCTACGAAGGAAGGCTTCGCCATCCGAAGCCCGTAAGGGCAAAGGATGGTCGGCCCTAGTGGACGGGTTCAGAACCCGAGACGATTTACGGCTATTCGTTTTATCCATGCCATACAATAGGTTGATAAAAAGAGCCGCCTGATTGAGCGGGCGGCTCGGGAACTTTTGTGGTTCAGTCTCTGCAGTCAGTATTCACTCGCCAGCATGATGGTCAGCACACGGGTGGTGATGCTTGGATCGGCGGGGTTTTCGGAACCGAAGTTCAGACTGTGATCGTAATAGTCGATCTTCCAGAAGAAATCCTGGCCGCCGATCACCACCTTGCCGAAGTCATGCTCGCCATATGGGTCGTTGTTCTCCCCGAAGTTGCCGAAGGATTGGACAGCGGCGAATAATCTGGCGCGGGTTGCCTCCGGTAATTCGTTCACGCCGCTGGTGGTCATCACTTTGCCGCCTGTGAAAGTTTGACGGAGCCGGTCATTGAGCGCGGCGATGATCTTGGCGTCGTTTTCGCGTGTTTGCATGGTGTTTTGCCTCGTTCATGGGGGTTAAACCCTCCATCCGGTAACAGCCTGGCAGCGACAATCAAGGCTGTTTTATCAATCAAAACAATTGCTTGACCTTTCGGGTCCTTCCCGAGGCGCACCTATACGGGGACGCTTGGCGCGGCGTTTCGCCAGCGCCAGTTCAAAAAAGTCCATTTCGTTTCGTTTTTTCAAACCCGGAGAACCCCATGAAAGTCGAGCTTTTCGATGTCGCTAAACTTGTGCCCTACGCCCGCAACCCGAGGATTACCGCGCATGCGGTGGACAAGGTGGCGGCCTCGATCAAGGAGTTCGGCTTCCGCCAGCCCATCGTGGCGGATTGCGAAATGGTCATCATCGCCGGGCATGTGCGCTACCAGGCGGCGCAAAAACTTGGCTTGAAGAAAGTCCCGGTGCATGTGGCCGAGGGGCTGACGCCCGAGCAGGTGAAAGCCTACCGCATCGCCGACAACCGCACCGGCGAAGACGCGCAGTGGGACAATGAAATGCTCGCCCTTGAACTTGAGGATCTGGACAAGCTCAGCTTCGATAAAGCGGTGCTGGGGTTTGATCCGGCGGAACTGGAGCAGTTTCGGAAAAGCCTGGAGAGCCTACTCACCGACGGCATTGAAGACGGTGAAGAACAGCCCATCGAGGAAGCCGACACCCGCGCCACCATCGGCCCCTACAGTTTCGAGATTCCCCGCGCGGAATATCTCAGCTGGATTGAAGACATCAAACAGCATGCCGGTTTCGACAAGGAAGCCGTCGTGTACGAAATCAAGAGAAGGCTCGACCTATGCAACTGACCGGCATTGAGCGTCTGAACCCGTCCACCTATAACCCGCGCACCGCCGATCCGAGGCGGCTTGACCTGATCGAGCTGTCGCTGCGCAAGCTGGGTTTTCTGCTGCCCATCTACGCCACGCCCGATGGTGAAATCATCTCCGGCCACCAGCGGCACCATGTGGCGACGCGCATGGGGGTGCAGCAGCTGCCGGTGGAGTTCACCAGGGCGATGGATCTGGAGGAACGCAAGGGCGTCAACGTCGCCTTCAACCGCGCCACCAATGATCTGAGCCCCAAGGACACGCCGGAAAACATTACCGATGCGCTGGCACGGGTGGATGTGCAGGCGCTTGCGGCGGCAATCCCTGATAAAATACCGGATACGCCGGAGTTTTACCCGTGCCTGAAGGCGCAAATGATGCCGGTTGCGCCGTTACTCAAAGCCAATAAAGGCCGCTGGATCACCTATGCCGCCAGCATCTCCAAGACGCTGTACCTCAAGGGCGTGCTGATGCCGGTGGTGGCGGCCAGGGATTTGCGGGTGGTGAACGGCATTGGCCGCTTGCAGATGCAGGCGGAAGCCAAACGCGCCGAAATTGCTGTGGTGTTTGTTACCGATGCGGAAGCAAAGCTGGCCGACGCCATGTTGAACCTGCTGTCGATGGATTTTGACATCCATAATCGTTACCGCGATCTGCTGCGCTACAATTCCTTCCGGCGGCTCCGGCGCGTGCGCCAGGACCTGGGGCGGGGCTTTATCTTTACGGTGGCCGGGGGCAGCACATCGAAAGACTTTGACGTAACCGAGCCAAAGAACCGCGACAAGTGGATCAGTGAGCACGGCAAATCGGTGCTGGATTTCGGCGCGGGGCATTTGCATGAAACCCGGATGCTGCGCGCCATCGGCGTTCGGGTCACCCCGTTCGAGCCGTACCGGGTGAATGAAGCGGAGGAAATCGATAAGGCGGAAAGCCTGCGCGTGGTGGATGAATTCCTGGCCGATATTGGGGGGAAAATCCCCTACACTTCGGTGTTCATCTCCAGCGTGCTGAACAGCGTGCCGTTTGCGGAAGATCGCAAGCACATCATCTGTATCTGCGCGGCGCTGTGTTCCCCGCAAACCAAACTGTATGCGGCGGCCTCCAGCATCAACCACATCAATATCCGCCAGTTGAAGGGCTACAATTCCCTGAACGAGCGGCAATCGACGGGGCGCACGTTTCTGCTGGAGTATGAACCCGGCATTACGCTGGGCGACATGACCGACAGCCCGAAGGTGCAGAAGTACCATAGCCAGAACGAGTTCTATGGCCTGTTCAAGGAATTTTTCGAAATCGTCCAGGTCAGTGAAGAAAGCCAGAACGTGCAGGCGGTCTGCGCCAGGCCGAAACCGGTTGACGCGAAAAAACTCAACGCGGCGCTCGAGTTTGAGTTTGACCTGCCCTATCCTGATGGCAGCCGGATGGGGCGCGTGATCGAGGCGAAACGCGCCTTCTCCGGGCGGACAGGCATGGTGCTATGATCATATTGCTCGATCTTAATTTTACGCTGGTGGAAAACAGCGAAGATAAATACCGCCCGTTCACAAAACAGATCGAGGCGGAACAGTATCGCGGCTGGCTGGTGGAATTGATCCGGTCGCATCACGTCATCCTGATGACGGCGCGGCCCGCCATGCACAAACAGATAACACTCGCGAGCATACGCGCCAAAACCGCATGGTTGCCGCAGGAAGCGTATTTCAATGATTACGGCCTTGCGCCCCCGTTGGCGAAAGAACGCATGCTGACGGAGCATGTGCTGCCCAAACACGGCGGAGCAACATTCCTCGCCATCGAAAGCAACCCGAATACAAGCGCCATGTATGCGCGCCACGGCATACGATCAGTGAAGATCGAGCCTGGGGAAATTTGGGACGCCTTACCCGGGTAAGCATCATGCAACTTGTTTACAAAGTCGCCGTTATCGCACGGTTTTTGAACCTGACCGAGCGGCGCATCCAGCAGCTCGCCCGCGACGGCATCATTCCCAAACCTGAGAAAGGCAAATATGACCTGGTCGGATGCGTGCAGGGTTATACCGGTTATCTGCAAGCCCGCGCCTTCGGCAAGGAAACCGGCACGGCGGATATGTATGCCGAGCGCAGCAGGCTGGTGAAACTGCAAGCCGACAAGGCGCAAATGGAGCTTGATGTAATGCGCGCAAGGCTCGTTCCGGCGGATGAAGCCGAAGAGCTTTGGGCAAGCCTGCTGGCCACCTTTCGCACGCGCATGCTGGCCGTGCCAACCCGCGCGGCGCACCTGGCGCTTCATCTCAAGGAGTTTTACGCAATCGAACAGGGCCTGCGCGATCTGGTGTGCGACGCATTAACGGAACTCGCACGCTATGACCCAGAGCAACAGATCCGGCCAGCAGGCGCTGAAACGGGCCTTGCGGCACTTGAAGCCCCCGCCGAGGCTGAAAGTCAGCCAGTGGGCGGATGAATATCGTTACCTGAGCAGCGAGGCCAGCGCCGAACCCGGCAAATGGCACACGGACCGCGCCCCGTATCAACGCGAAATGATGGATGCGCTGAACGGCCCGCGCGCGGAGATGGTGGTCATCATGTCCTCGGCCCAGGTGGGCAAGACAGAGATCATCAATAATATCATCGGCTACAATGTCCATCTCGACCCGTCGCCGATCCTGCTTGTGCAGCCGACGCTGGAAATGGCGGAAGCCTGGAGCAAAGACCGGCTCGCGCCAATGCTGCGCGATACCCATGTGCTGAAAGGACTGCTGAAAGACCCGCGCACGCGCGATAGCGGCAACACGCTGCTGCACAAACGCTTCCCCGGCGGCCACATCACCATGGCGGGCGCGAATTCACCGGCGTCGCTGGCAAGCCGCCCGATCCGGCTGGTGCTGTGTGACGAAGTGGATCGCTATCCCGTATCGGCGGGCACGGAAGGCGATCCGGTGAGCCTGGCGAAGAAGCGCACCACGACGTTTTGGAACCGCAAGATTTTGCTGACCTCCACCCCCACCATCAAGGGGGCCAGCCGCATTGAAGCGGCGTTCGAGCAAAGCGATCAGCGCCGCTTTTATGTGCCGTGCCCGCAGTGCTTTGAGCCGCAGACGCTGAAATGGCGGAACGTCAAATGGGAGCAGGACGATAGCAAAGACGACGGCGGCAAACATATGCCGGAAACGGCGGTCTATGTCTGCGAGCATCATGGCTGCGTCATTACCGACGCGGACAAAACCGCCATGCTGATGCGGGGCGTTTGGATTGCCGAAGCCCCGTTTAACGGCGTGATTGGCTTTCATGTGAACGAGCTGTACAGCCCCTGGGTGACCTTCGCGCAGATGGTGGGCGAGTTTCTGAAGGCCAGGAAGCTGCCGGAAACCCTCAAGACCTGGGTGAACACCTCGCTCGGGGAAAGCTGGGAGGAAAGCGGCGAGAGCATTGAGGCGGATGTGTTGCTTCAACGCAAGGAAAGTTGGGGCGCGGATGCGCCCGAGCCGGTGGTGCTGGTCACCGCCGGGGTGGATGTGCAGGGCGACCGGCTGGAAGTGGAAGTCAAAGGCTGGGGCCTGGGTGAAGAATGCTGGTCGCTGGATTACCGCGTCATTTACGGCGATCCGGCGCAGGGCATGGTGTGGCGGGAACTGGATGCGTATCTGCTGCAACCGATCCGCAGCAAGCTTGGCGTCTTTCTCAATATCGCCTGCGTGTGCGTGGATTCCGGCGGCCACCATACCCAGGCGGTGTATGAGTTTTGCGGGCCACGCGCGGTGCGCGGCGTGTTCGCCATCAAGGGCGTCAGCCAAACGGCAAAGCCGCTGCTGGGACGGCCGGGCAAGAACAACCGTTACAGACTGCGGCTCTATCCGATCGGCACCGATACGGCGAAAGAAGTGATCTATAGCCGCCTGCGGTTGAGCGAGCCTGGGGCGGGATATTTACATTTTCCGCTGGAGCGTGACCGCGAATATTTTTTGCAGCTTACGGCGGAAAAGCAGGTCACGCGCTTTGCCAAGGGTGTCTCAAAACGGGAATGGATCAAAACCCGCGCCCGCAACGAAGTGCTGGACTGCACGGTGTATGCGCTGGCGGCGTTCAAGCTCCTCAATCCCGATCTGGCGAAGCTGGCCGGGGATTTGGAACGCGCGCCGCGCATTAAACCGGAGCGCACGGATCAGGAAACCAAGAACCTGCAAGACCAGGCGTGGATACCACGCATGGACAATTGGCTGGCGAGGTAAGCATGGCGTTTACACAAACCCAACTGGACGCGCTGGAGGCCGCGATTGCTTCGGGCACGCTCGAGGTGCGCACCGGCGACAAGTCGGTGCGTTACCACTCGCTCGACGAGATGATCAAGCTGCGCGACGTAATCCGCAATCAGCTGAACGCCGACGCGCAAACCAGGACCAGCCGCGCCAGCTTCGCCAGTTTCATCAGGGATTGAGATGTGGATTGATGACATGATCGGGGTGTTTTCGCCGCATGCCGCCCTGAAACGCAAACACGCCAGAATCGCGATGGACATTCTGGCGCGGGGCTATGAAGGGGCCAAGACCGGCAGGCGGATC